GTGGACGTTTAGTGTTTATGGTGTTCCAGTCCTTTTCTTTATCAAGTTTTGGACATTTCGATTTGTGAGAAGATGGCATTTGGAATTGGCCCCCCCCCTAGTGGAGGTCATTGCGGCACAAGCTGCAGTTCCTCGTGTCGTCGTTGTCCGTGAAGGCGCTGGTGGTTCAATTGTCCGTGAAGGACCCACCGGCACCGGTCATGTCTATGAGGTTCAAGCCGAACTGGTCCCTAAGATCGTTCGAAGCAACCAAGTGGCAATCGGTTACAAGGATAAGAGCGGGAGAGTTAGGAAGTTTGGGTTCGGTACCATCGTTAGGTGGGATGGGCTCGATGTGCTTCAGACTCCATGCCACGTGGTCAGAGACTGTAAGCTGTTCGCAAAAGCGGATAGCGAGTTCCAGAACTATGTTATTGTCGTGCATTTGTACGGCGTCCCGAAAGTGATCGATATCAACCATTGGAAGCAGGCAGCTGTGAGCCCTAAGCCAGACTTTTACGCCATTGAGCCGCCAGTGTCGGCCCTTGGGTATATTCAACCAGGCAAACTCGAGATCGGAGACCTCCCAGGGCAAATTGGAGAGGTGGTTTCGTATGTGGCAGTTGACGATGTCAATGGCCCCAAGTTTTACATGATCCGCGGCCAGGCCGAGAAGACAGATGACGAGGCGAAGGTCTTGTTCCACGCATCTCTTAAGCCAGGCTATTGTGGCGCCGCCTATTTGGCGGTTGTGAACGGGGGCTTCAAGATCGTCGGCTTCCATGTGGCGTACGAGCAATTCGACGCGCCGCGAGGCCAACAAATCGGGCAATCACATGGTGTCCGTCTCTTTCCGCTTTTGATGCGCAAGCGCACCGGAACGCTAATACTCGAAACAATCCCTCCGCGTATCCGCGCGTTGATGGACGAGTGGGAGCGCACGGCGCGCGGACAAGCGCGTTGGAGCCAGTGGTTTACCGCCTATCAAGCGGACCAGCGTGATCGCGATTTCGTCGACGACGATGATTTCGTTGAGGAGCAGGGTCTAACTGAAGAGCAGGAAGAGAGGCTCGTTGAGGAGTACGTGGACAAACATTACCACGGAATGGGTGAGAGAGGTGGCGGGCTGGCTGCATATAAGCGAGCCGGAGACCACGTTCATCACGCTCAACACAAATATGGGCCAAAGAAGGAATCTGGCAATCCGGCGCAAGCCGACCAAGAGTTTCAAGCGTCGTTGCTTCGTAGTAATATGGAGTTGAAGGCGCAGCTCAAGGTGCTCCAGGAAGATATCGAAGGATTGAAGACTGGGATTGCCGCGTGTAACTCGCAAAAGCGTCAGTATGAAGAGCGCAAGGATAGGATCGTCAACCAGATGCAAATCGGTGGCGATTCTGGCGCCATCGCACAAGCGCAGCGAGTCGTGTTCCAGCCGCGCATCGTAGAGCCGAAGAAGCTTGAAAGTGCCGTGCCCCCCAAAGACAAGGAGGAAGCCACCACCGTGGCGGGAAACGTGTTGAGCCCCGGCTTGGTAACAGAGTCGGGGCCTGGCACGCCCGTTTTCGGACAATCTATCAACTGGCCATCATGGAATCCCGAGCAAGCTGCAGCGTTTTTGAGCGCAGTGGCGACCGGGTTCAGTGGTTCGAGTGGGATGGTTCCGATTACTTCACCCAAGGCGCCGGTAGTTCCTATCAAATTGGAGTCTGTCGTGCCCCACGATTCTTTGAGCCTGGAATCCAGGAAGAAGCAATCTGCATCCAAAAATGTAGAGCAGCCGAAGACTGGTATGCAAAGTGGCTCAGGGACCGCAAAGAAGCAAGGCTACGCGTTGCCCAAGGAAGTCTGGGATCAGATGACCAAAGAGGAACGACGAGCGCACAACAAGGCCCGCAAGACGGAAGTCAAAGCCAAGAGGAAGGAGAAGCTTGTACACGAGAGTGGCGAGAGCTCAGTGCCTCAGAGTGTTTACGACCGCAGGGAATTGATGCGCATCAAGCGCTTGCTGCGAGAATTGCGGGATCAAGTGGACGTGTCGAGTGGGCCAGAGAAGCGAGAGCTCCTGGACTTGCAGAAGAAACTGCAGAAGGCAGAACAAGCGGCTATGGAGATTTCCAAGAAACATGTGCGGAGCTTCAGCGAAGAGGACAAGGCGTATATTGCCAAACTACTGTCGCCGGAGTTACCGAAGCCAGAGAGCTCCTCATTAAGTACGGGAGCCCTCCAAGAGACTCAGCCGCCGAAGAGCGAGCTTTGAGTGTCTTCTTTGGCCAGTCTAACGTTCGGAGCGGATCGCGAGTAGAGTTGTCATCAGACGTAATGCTCTCCGCAATTCAGCATGTGGCCGAATGCAACACAGGGATTTATTTTCCACAAGAACCAAGTGACCAGTTTCTAGCTGACAGACTCGAATTTGAGATGCAGTTTGGTCACCACAATAGGACGGCAGGATGTGGCGTGCCACTCGTATATCGGTACAAAGATTTAGGTCAGTGCCTCGACAGCGAGAATGGATACGTCGAACTAGCCAGTCTGTCCATGGATCTCATGCGTGCTTTGCGTGATACCCCCCATGAAGAAGTGAGGAGGATGACGAAGGATCAGTTGATCGCTTCTGGTCTTGCCTCATTTGTCCAAATTATGATCAAGGAAGAGCCGCACTCTAAGTCCAAATTCGAGGAGGAGCGGTTCCGGGTCATCTCTAGGTGTCCAGCGCAGGGCGTCTTAGTTGAGCGAGTTTTATACGGCGATTTAGTCGATGTGAACTTAGCGAAATGGGATACTCAGCCATCTAAACCAGGGATGGGGCTCGACGATGTTTCGAATCGCAAGATTTGGGACGCAGTTGAGTCTAAGAGGCAGGAGAAGCCAGGAGAGAGTAACGACGTTGCAGGATGGGATGCGAAGTGCCCCGAGGAGATACATGATGCGAACACTGAAGTTTTGGTGAAAATAACGCATGCTAGTCCTCGATGGGAGAACATGATTCGCAACTATGAGTATCTGCAGCAAAGAGCGTTTTTCGTCTTATCCAATGGCAAAATCTATGTCCTCACCCAGGCTGTTAAGCAGCTTTCTGGTCGTTTTCTGACGGCGTTTAACAACTCTAACATGAGAAACCTCGTTAACTATGTATCCACGCCCATCGCATTACACAAAGATGTGTGGGGGATTTTCATGGGTGACGATTCTGTGGTAGACGGGAGTCCCAAAGACTACGAGAGGCTGGGCCTAGTCATAACTGACAGGCTAGAAGCCCCGCGCGGTCAACCTTTTGACTTCTGTTCCCATAGATATGTTGGGGATGTCGTGGCCCATCCCAGTAATTGGGGGCGAACGCTGTACAAACTTATGTCCAAGCCTTATTCTGACGTGTTCTTCGGTCAGTTCTTGGAAGAGATGCGATGGTTGCAGCCTTATGGCGATGCAAAAGCGACTATCGCGGATGTCGTGGCACTGTTGAGTTGGAGCGGGTGGTTGCCACACGCCCAAGTCGACGGCTCCAACAAAATTTCTTAAGGAAAGTTTTGGTGATTGTTCTATAAGGAACACGTCCTGGTTTAAGTGAACCTTAAAACGACTCCTCTCCATAGAGAAGTTGTAGAAAGTCTGTCGTGGCGAGAGATTGCTGATATCAAGTTGGCGATGAAGAACATACCACCGCAGAAAGCTGGGCCGAAGCCTGCAGCAGCAGCCGTGCTCAAGTCTAAGCCCAGGGAAATTGGGCCGATGACACAAAACCAGGCGAGGGCGTTCGAGCAGCAAATGACTCAGCGCAAGAAGGAGAGGAAGCAAAAGCTCCCGAGGGACAATACGGCACCAGACCGACAGGCGCAAGCCAAGTTTGACCGCGACCTCAGTAAGGAGATGACGAGGCCTCCTCTGCCATACACCCGCCCGGGTCCAAAGAAGAAAGGCAAGACACCAAAGGGTGAAGGAAAGAAGGAAATGACGCGCCAAGGTGCTAAGCACTGCAAACTCACACAGAGGTTGCAGCAGTACGTGGATTCGCTTGCGAATCCGTGGGCTGGCACCGGCAGCAGGAATCCAATCAACTACAACCCGGTGCCTACCATGATGACTTCGTGCGCGACCACGACCAACACCCTCACCGACCTCGCTGTGGCAATTGGCACGACAACGGAAATCACGTTGTTTGCTGGCCACGGAGTGCAGTCGCAGGTGTATGCCATGGACGGTACTGCCTACCATGCGCAGCAACAAGGCATGGGAACCGGGGGCACCACGCCCTACACAATCGGTCCTGTGCCAGTGTACGATTCAATCACCACGCAGACGCTGCAGCCCACTAATGGCGTGATCACGTCCGGGCTGACCTTGGGGAACTACGCCCCGAGCAGCACAAGCATCTTCAGTCTACCTCTCAACAACACCATTGGAGGGGGGTACGACCAGGCGCTGCCCTACACAGGGGTAGCAGGACAAATGGGACATACCCGCTGGAAGCTGGTGTCCATGGGGTTCAGGATCATCTGTACAACCCCACTTGTGTATCGTGGCGGTGACATTGCCTATGTGCAACCGTCGCAGAGCGACAACCCGTACTACGACACGTCTGTGAACCAAACGCAGGTTCAGTTCGCGGACTACCCGTCGTACACGATCACGCAAGCTGAGAATCTGGGGGAGCTGAAAATCTCCTGGATCCCGAAACCGGAGGATTGTGCTTTCTGGCACACTACCTCGACTGGTGGAACCCCGGCAGACTCAATTAATGGGTATCTGTCCGATGTTGCGATTCGAATTTGGATCAACAACTCCACCACCTACCAACAGATCTACTCATTCCAAGTTGTCATGAATTGGGAGATGGGAGGTCAAAATCTCGTGACGTTGTCTTCGCCAAAGGCGTTGCAACCGGCCGACAAGAACATCGTTGAGCCTCTCCTTGAGGTCATGCGCTTCTCGTCCAAGTCCGCTACTACAGCACCATCCATTGCGAAGGCGCTTGTGGACACGATCACACCGATTGCCACAGAAGTGGCCGTCTCGGGAATTAGCCAGCTGGGTAAGCTGGCAGGCGCGGCATTGCTTGCACTCATCTGAGTGTGAACGAGGGCCGCGCCAAATGGTGCACACATACCGATGCTTTAATAGGCAAAGGGAAGAATGAAAGGAGGTAAAGGAGTAGCAACATGGTTCTGGCGTGAGCTGGTTCCAGGCGAAACGAATCTCTCTATACCACCGGACAGAGTCTGTGACGACGGTCCTAAGAGTCGCCCGCCTTTCAAAGCGGGGCCAGCGTGTGAAGTGCCGCTGTCTTAAACGTATCTCCGGATAGGGCCGCCGGGCTCAGTGGGACGGTGGGCGAGATAAAGCTACCAATAGTGTGCTGAAAGACCCGGAAGGACACCGGTAACAAACCACGGCTAATGGGCTAAGCGAATTAAACAAAAGGGGTTAGATTCCCCACCACGTAAGTTACGGTTGAGTATGACGTGAAAATATTTGCC